TAGCATAGGATCTAATCACATCCATGTCTGTATTATCTAGGAGTTCCTTCAACATAGTATCAGTAACTGCTCTAGATTGAATAGCTTCCCAATGATTAGGCTCTATCTTTATCTTCCGCTTCTTGGCGCCTACGCGGGTACGGGCTTCTTCCAAAGCCTGCCCCTTTAGTTTGCGCATACCAGCAGCATCGATGGTATCAACTGAATCTCTAACTCTATCAGCCACGATCTGGCCAGCTAGGCTCTGTGCCCTGCGCTCTAGAGGTGAGTTCATCTTGGCTAGGGTTAGCTCAGCCTTTAGATAATCAACTTCCTTCTTGTATACCTGAGCCGCTGACTTAGAGTTAGGGGAGGCAGAAGGAATGGCAAGGTCTGACAATCTAGCAGTATTGGCAAGGGCCTTAAGCTTATTGGAATGGTCAGCATACAGCTTCTCTACTGGGGTACCAGATGACAAAGTGTTGGCATCCTTGGCAACATCCAGCTTAGTGAACTGATTACGCCGAATGACAGGAGCACCAGTCCTATTGTCAATCCTACCTGTTGGCACCCATACCTGTTCGCCAGTCTTCTTGTCAACTGGGCCGCCATCTTTCTCTAGCCTAAGCTTAACCTCTGGGCCACGGTACTCACTGGTAGCACGAGAGATCAGAGTAGCAGCACCACCCTTACCATCGGGTTGCTTCTGATACTTATCTCTAAGCGCTTTAATAACATTGTCTTTCTCAGACTGTCGGTAGTTAAGCTTATGCTTCTCAGCATCAATGACAACCATGGAGTGGCGGACTGCCCTAACAATCTCATCAGGTGGTGCATTGCGAATGGTCATGTCAGTAATCAGGTTTGAGATCTTACCCATCTCAAGGCCTGTGCCCTGCTTAGTCATGGCTTTCATACCATCAAAGCCGGCATACTTCTCTCGAGGATTGAAGTTCTTCAGTCCTTCAAGAGCAGGTGTAGACTTGATCTTACCACTGTTGTTAGGGATTACCAGTACAGTATCCCCATCAAAGTCAGCACCTGACAACCGCTCAGCAACCTTGGCATTGATACCAACGGCATCTCTTGCCAACTTACCAATGATACTGTTACCCTCACGATTCCTGTTGTTAACAGTAACGATTGGAATCTCAAAGGTACCACCATGAGGATAGCGGATCAGTGCAACACTGGTACCATCCTTATAGTTCGGCGCATAGATCTCATTCTCTTTAAGAGACCTGATTGGCAGAACGACGTGCCATGCCTGCTTAGGTAGACTGGCAGCTTTAAGGTGTGTAGCTGCGGCATCTGTACCTTGAGCAAACTCTTGAAGTAGTTTCTTCTTAACAACTGGATTCGTAAGCGCCATGATCTCGTCATAGTCAGCCTTACGCTGTGCATACGTCTTAGCCAGTTGTTCCTTGGCCAATCTAGGCGACTGCTTGGAGAGAACCTGTGATGCAATGGTCCTAGACCAGCGTGTCCAATCGCCTTCTTCATTGACAAGGTTAACCGCAGAAGTCACTTCTTCTAGGCCTGTCCTTGGATTAACCCTTGTGATCTGCCGTCGAATCCATGTACTAAACGGATTGTCAGGATTATCTTCGATCTTCTTTAGGGCATCCAACTTATTGCCGGTATTCGGCTTATTGGTGTGGAAGACAATGTCAACACCCTTAGGCATTTCATCGCTATAGACCGCCATACCTTTAAGGTACTTGTCTTTGCCTACCATGATGCGAGCCTGGGCATATGTAGATCCGCCGAGGTCAAGGTCTTTGACCCCGCGACGAATGAACATAGTACCATCAGCTTCACTACCACCATCCTCAGCATGCTTAACCATAAGCCGTGCTGGGTTGATTGACAAAGGCGGAAGAATACCAAGTGATGTTCTACCTGTATCAGAGATGCGCTCGTTAAGCAAACGAATCTTATCCCTGTTACGACGAGCATCACCCCAAGTCTTATCGCCTTCAGTAAGGACCTTCATCTTAGTATCATGCCCAGTGCCCAGCTGTGGTAGCGGAACACCAGTATGTACCTTGTAGCCCTCATGCTTCATCATCGTCAAAGCAATTCGCAAGCGCTCAGGACTAAGGCCTAGGTTCATCTCTGTACCTGCACCAACATCAAGATACCCAGAGACCTTAACTTGATCTTTGAGAATCCTAATGGCAAGTTCGATTTGTTCCTGTTTAGCCTTTGCCCCTGGTGCGAGCAAGGTGCGATACGTTGGCTCAGGGATACCCATCAACTTAGCGGCATCAGTATTACCCATACCCTTATCCTTCAAACCACGAGCTTGAATGATTTGGGCAGCTTTGATTTCGGCCTTGGCAATTGACTTGTAGTCTCGAAGCTCGCCGGTACTCATACCATAACCTTCGGCGATTTGCTTCTGAGTCCAACCTTGGCGCTCGAGATCCGCTATGTTATCGAGAAAGCTTCGGTTGTGCCTATGTTCTTGGCCAGAACCCCATGGGTAACGACCCGACTTACGGGGAGTGCCATAGTGTGCAAGAGCATCTTCTTCAATACGCACTTAACTCCCCTTTCTTACAGATTCTGTTGACGACGGATCTCTTCAATCTTGCGGTCATGTTCCACAATAATGCACATGATGTTTTCGATTGCCTCCGGTGGCGGTTCAAACACTTTGACTTCATCGCCTTGATAGATGCGCAATTCAATGGCGATTTCATAAGGACTCTGTTCATACTCCAAACAGAAAAGTGCTGCATAAACTTCGAGCTGTCGTTCGCTAGTTCGGGTAAGTCCTGTCTTGAGGTCGTGGATCCTTAGCTTGTTCCTCCTAAACGAGATAGCATCCGCAGTACCGAAACAGTTATCCGAATAGTATAGAGCTTGCTCAGATGACATCTTATAGCCAATTGCATCATTGACATAGGCAGCAAGTGCATAGTTGCTTTTAGACAACTTGACGCCTAGCGTGATAGCATTATGTGCAAGTTCATGTAAAGCGCTTCCACGTCGAGCAGCTTGTGCTGATGTGAAGCGGGCTTCCAACTTCATGTCGTCGTAGTTCAGCCAATGATAACCACTAGGACTCAGGAAGGCATGTTTGTCCTCAAGCTCCGAATGCTGATTGAAGCGCATTTAGAACCTCTTCTTGATTCTCAGGAAAGATGAACGCGGCGAAGGACATTCGATTGTACATCTCCACGTAGTATTCCTGATTTGGCTCTGGCGTTTCATTTGCAGAAATCTTGACCTCGAGCATAGCCCAACGATCTCGCCATAAAACAAGAAGGTCTGGAATTCCCTGAATCTTCTTTGGATCATTTTGAATGACGACAGACTCAGGCAAGACCTCATAGATTCTAGGTATGAGGATTTTGTTCTGGTACTGGGTTTCTCGCATTCAGTTTCCTCCGTACAACTAAAAGAAAGGCCCAAGGATGTTGGGTCTCCCCTATTACAATAGTTGTAGAAGTTAAATACGTATACGTCATGGAAAAGTGAAGACTTTATCGTCTGGGTAGATCTCTTCTTGGGTAGATGCAGACCTGTGAACGTCATGATACAGTAGTCCTTCTGTTTGCGCGGCCTGTATAACGCTGTGGTATAGAGCTCCTGTCTGTAGGTTCATAACTGGGCGGGTATGGTAGGCATCAGGGTAATGGGCAACCTTAAACTGACGAGCATACTGATTAGCAAACCACCTAGGTCGCCATGCTAGGTTATACGCACTTACGTTTCCTTGATCACCATCCAACACTATGACAGTATCTGGGATTGCAGAACGATGGTAGGTCGCCAGCCAACGGGGCTTCTCAACAAACGCAGTTGCCACCAGGACGCGAACGGATCTTGTGGATCGCTCACCACCATCAGACAAAGTAACCTTGAGATCACCCTGCATGGTCTTGTTGAGTGACATCAACTTTTCCATACGTCGGTTGTAAATCTGTCCGCGATCACTAACCATGTAATCGGGATGTTCTGGGATATCAGCCCAGTGTTCAATCGGCATTGTGGTCCTTTGCTTTGAGGGGGGCGTCGTTTTTGCGAATTTCGCACATAAAAGAGTTGTGGGAATTTGGGCATAGTTATACGATCCCTACACCAAGATCAGTCGTATAACATATACTAAATACCAAAGAGTTTTTATCCCTGTTTTTCTCAAATATGACGCGGCTCAAAATGAGCACAGTTTCATGTCATTTCATGTCATATTATGCCATATTAACCGTTTATTGGCCTTTTTTTCGGCATATTACGTCCATTTAGCCGCGTCATATCTGAGCAACTTCTTCGTCAACACTGCTCGCGTTCCACTTCATCAAGCATTTTGTGGTAGAATTTTCGCTCGTTGAAGCTCTTTTTTCGCGAAAGTGCATCCTTGATTCCACGGTCGATTGACGAATTCGACGCCAGGATATAGTAGTAAAGTATCGTGAATGGGGTGTTCAGACGGTCAATTCGACCCTGGACTTGCTCGAAGTTCTTCCACGAATAGGTCATCGAGTACATGATCATGGCGTCCGTAGAGGTACAATTCCAAGCCTCAGCACCCGCAACATACTGTACAAGATACACCCATTTGTCGGTGTCTGGGACAGGCTGTTTGACATGCCCATTCCATTCTGCAACAGTCACTTCCGTCCAGAGCGTCCGGAGAATCTCGAGCTCATAGTCGAACGTGTAGTATACGATGAGCCTGTCATGACAGGTCATCAACTTGCGGACCATGTCGAGTCGCGAGGGATGTGTGTTGACCACCCGACGCATAAGACGGAACGCTTCCGAGATGTCCTTTATGGGCTCGTCAGTCACATAGTTCCAACGTCGTAGAAGCACAGTGTTGTAGAGATCCTGATTGTAATCGACGTCCAGATAGTTCAGCATACGAGTGGTGTGTCTCTCGTAAGGCATCTCTACCAGCACATCATTACGCAAGATCTCTAGACGTCTCGTCCCGATGTACCCCTTGACCTTAGGATACCGAGCGAAAGCCTCATAGACAACGTGCTTCATCTTGAAGTCGGTTATGTTTCGATAGAATCCGTTAGCGATGAAGACGGGGGCATAATCCAGCCACGTGTCTCCAGGGGTAGCGCTGAGTAGAACCCATTGATTACTCTTTGTGATACGGAGGAATGACTTAACCCAAGCTCCATTACCCACCAGTCGTTGTTCATCAAAGACGAAAAAGTGGTCCGTGAGATGTTCAAGCTTGTGAATGTTGTTCCAGGACTCAATGAGGATAGCGCCGTCTGAAGTAGAGCCAGGGTCTGTGCTAATCCCAAGTCGAGCAGCTTCTCGCTCCCAATCAAGACTGTCACGCTTCTTGGCGGTGGTGATAACAACGATGTCACGAGGTGACTCCTTCTCTAGATAGTAGGCTAGTACGGTTAGTGTCTTACCTGCGCCGACGCCACCCCATAGGATCTTGCCATTACTCAGGTTCTTGACTGCTTCTTCTTGGTGGGGTAGAAGCTCGATCATTATTCCTCCCATCTCGAATATGAAACACTCTATCCATAAGTAGTGGCCCATGGAACAACGGATCCCTACCGCAAAGAGGACACCACCAGTGCTCTCTTCCAGATGACTGAATACACGGGATGCCCTTAGGGTCACAGCGGAGACAGAACATACCCTTCTGCCACGCAAGCGTCCGGTATGATTCTACCAACTGTTGTGTCAGATATTCGATGATATCTTCAGTCTCTTCCACGCGTTAACCTCAATTCATTTGCAGGAATAAGATCGGCCATATAGGCTCGTAGTGCTTTGTTGAT